TAGGACAGTGGGTAACAGACGCTAACGTTACATTATCCGCTTCAATCGGGTAACTCTCAGCACTACGCGTTGCAAAGAATAATAAGGCAAAGCCCGGGTCTTCATACGTCAAAAGCACGAGATTTGACGCGGGGAAAAAATATGAAGAAAAATTTTAAGATATCGTTATCTGATCCAATGTGCGTACACCATGAAGATTGTGGTTGTTCAGTCAGTTTAGAAGGTATTTCAGCTAAGACATTAGGTTTAAAAGCAACGATGACAGAGGGGAATCTGACGAGAAAGTATCAAGATCTGTCGATTTATATTGATAGTACGACAGTGACACCGACGGGGGAGACCTCGTCGACGGTCTACTTGGAAGATTCCTCTTTTTTGAAGGCAAGTGTACCTGCTGGCTCAACTGTTACCCTTATATCCCCACCGATTCCGACACCGGCTACATGGCCGGAAAGTATACGATTATATGCTCTAGACCCCAGAGTAACAAATTCGTTAAAAAGAGCAGATCTGCGATTTATACGGTTTAAGTACCCAAACATGTATATTTCGTGGGCAGAAATGCAGAGGTGGGTGTGGAGCGAAGACGTAGCCATGTTTGAGCGTCGAGCAAACCTACCCGTGGAAGGCCCAGTGAGAGAACAAGACTTAGATTTGTTAGATATACCTCCATTACTGTATTTGTGTATTCGGACGCAATCTATGTATCACTGGGCTTGTGGAGCTACAAATGGAAGAGCTCATGTAGTGTCAGCAATGGCAGACCTTTGGCCTCGAAAGTTTGCCCGAGCAATTGCAGCTGTAGCGCGCCCTCAAATAGGAGACCGAGCAAAAGAACCTTTGCAGTTTCTGAACGAAGCACTCGATAATATGTACCGCATGATGAAAATAGACTTGTCTGAAAAGGAGAAAGTCACATTTTCATTTAAAATGTTACAAGGCATGTATTTGGGTGCTAGTAATGGCTGTACTCCAGGAAAAAAAAAACAATTGACCCTACAGATGATGTCCCTCATCCAATAAAGGTGTCGCCTAAAGGAAAGAAAATAGACTCTTTTGAGCAAGACTTAACTGATATTTTGACGTATTTGCGTACAGGAAAGGAGCCTTCGATATATTGGGAAACACCCCCTAAATGTGAAAATTTCTTTGAATTTTTTAAGCAATATGATGATATTGCATGGGAGAAATTTGTCCAGAAAGTCCGAGTGTTTTGTATACCATCAGGAATTTATATTCATTTGGAAAGATTGGTGTCAACTTTAAGACACTTAAAAGAAAGAGGTGTGGTTATTCAGGTAGGACGACCTTGGTCCCATGGAGGAATGGATGCGATAGCTCGATGTCTTGGTGTTAACCGAGATACAGCATTCATTCCTTCAATTGTTGAAGGCGATGGAAAGCAGTTTGATCAATCCGTGCGTGATTTTTTTATCGATTTATACTTTTCAACAATGAATACACATTTACATCCAGAGAGCCCAGATTATGATATGTTTGAGATGATTACACGATTCTTATTGAAGAACATGTTAAATCGAATCACACGACTCTTTGGAGATGTTTGGGGAATAGTTCATGGAGGTGTACCATCCGGAGCATATAACACCAGTCACATGGATTCCTGGATTATGGCCTTATATTTTTGTCTGTTCTGTGTGTATCAAGTCCACACAGCGCCAGAGAGTGACCAAGAGGAATTGGAGCTTGAAATGATCACAATCATTAAAATTGTGGTATATGGAGACGACCATTTATACCAAAAAGGAACGGGGTTAGGCTCAGTATATTTCTCTGGGGTGGCTTTTGCCGATTTTATGGAAAAGCACTTTGGAGTATTGATACGGGACCTGAAAGATGGAATTCCGTTCTGTTCAGAGGTAAAAGATGGATGGTTGGTGAAGATGGGAGCAACAATGTTGAAGCATCAAGCAGTAATAAACCCAGATAACTCGAAGGGGCAGCCGGCTTTTCTGCCTTATAGAGAGTCACGGGAGTTCTTGATCCGTTCAGTATGGGGAAGGGAGACGCGTCCGCGTGACGTAATAGACACACTACTTTCCCTACTTGGACATGCTTATGGTACATATGCATCGAATCGTGATGCGTATGATAGGATGTATTGCTTTTATTCAGAATTATTGATGGAAGTAGATTTAGATAACCTAGATCGAGAAATGGCTTCGAGATTAGGCCACGACGATCTTAAAAAACTTCGTCAGGTAGGATTATCAGTGGAGGAATTGGTTTCAGGGTTTCCCGATTGGGATACTCTTCTTAAGAAAAATATCTGGGACCCGGTGTATCAGGACATATCAAAGATAGCATTTGATACGTTTGAGCCGATATTGGGACCTGGAGAATTATTTTAGTATACTGGAAACGTACTGCCTTTGAGCAGTCATACCCAGGTACAAAAAAAAAAAATTGAAAAGAACAAAAAAG